GTTGATTTTACGACGTTGTGTGCGTAATGCTGTTAGTCCACCATCTGCTGCTTGTTGTTCGAATGCTCGCAATTGATCCATGGTGCCCTGTGTGGTCACATAACGCACAAAACTTTCACGCATGGGGCTGATCATCATTTCGCCATTTTTGTGCAAGCAAGCGTCCATGACCCAGTGTTGTAAGATAAAGTGTGGATCGTTGTTTTGATTAATTAGTTTATGAACCATGTTAGTGGCTTGACGGGCAGCAACTTCATCTGCACTGTTATCAGCCACGAATTCAAAATTAATTTCACCGTTTTGTGCAATGCCTTTGGTAATCACAGCAGTTGCATAATCAACAATGGGCTTGACCACCGGGTGTATGTAATCAATACCGTTTACTGGCGCAGTAGAATCACTGACTGGCAACATTAAGTATTGATAATCCGAGTTCCTATTAATGGAATTCTTTGTTGCTAAAAGTCTTAAGTTTGCTGCACATTTGGCATCTAACAGACTTTTCATTTTAACAAACCGTGCCATCATTCCGGAATGGCCATTCAAATTACTAATAACTACATTTCTTAAATCTAGCACGATTTATTTTCCTTTGTTCTTTTTTGCTGTTTTAGCAGCTTGTTTAAAAGCCCGGGCGGTAGGAGCTCCGGGCGTGCCGGGCTTACGCATACGCTCCGGGGAGCCGGCAGCTATGCGTTTTCTTTTAGCCTGTATGTTAGCATAAAGTCCTGGTAATTTTGCTTTCATTTGCAACCCCAACGTTTTCTAGCGGCTAGACCGCGGTCACCAGTCCAACTTTCACTGCGGGCACAAAAACTATCGTGCCTGGCGCCTTTCTTTTGCGGGGCTTTCAAATTGCTGCCGGTTTCTCTGTTGTATTTGGCACGACCTTTTGCAGTAAGCCCAGCGCCCTTGCTGACTGGTAACTTCTCACCGCGTCCCACACTAAGATTGACTTTTTTCTTTGGCATTAATAGACCTTGTATAGATTATTTAGCGTTATGCAACACTGCCCTTTTCTGAGTCCCAGGCCTTTTTCCATACTGGCTTCTCAGCATAGCGATTAGCTTGCCAAACTCGCATGTTGTGTTTAGCTTGTTCGAATTTTCTTTTTGGTGTGCTGGCACTGAATTCTTCGGCGTATCCATTTAAACATCCTAACAGTGCATAACGAGCACTATCAATGCAGTCATCGGGATCACTGAAACGTCCCCGTTCATCTGCGTAATAGTTTTGTGCTTCTCTTAAGAATTCTACACAATTTTCATTGATATGTAAAGTTCCTAGTTCCAGCATTTGCCTCATCATATTTACGCCAAAACTTTTATAGTTGCTGCGACGGCCTTGTTCGTCCGGCGGATTCATGATGGGATCAGGGTGAACATTTAGTTCATATTGTTCAAACAATTGACGTATGCTTAAACTGGTCATTGTGTAACGGCCCGGTGTGCCTGCATCCGGTGGTAACACAATAGGCGTTCCGAATACTTCTGGCCTCATAAGGTGTTGAATGTAATTCATTGGATTGGCTTCTTCTGTGCCTTTGACCACTATCTGTGTGTGTAACCAAGCTTGGCTTTCGTTGGGGTCCCAATACATTAAACTGATCACAGTTTTATCATTGACTAGGCCTAGGTCTAGTGCAATAATGCGATGTAACCCATAAGTGTTACGAAAGTCATAGTCTGCGGTTTTATACGTGGGCCAATTACGAATCTGAAACACTGCACCTTTGCCCATGACCGGCATACCATTACGGCGAGCGTCACGTTCATGTGCTAGATAATCTCGCTCTAACTGCAAACGGGTGGCCATTAATAAGAAAGGTTCGCCCCATGGATCGTATTCAGGACAGTCGTCCCAGCTTACGCGAATATGTTCATAGCCTTCTTCTCTGTGCCAAAACTTGCTGACCAATCCGTTTAAACCTTTTAATGGCGTAAACGAACACATGACCATGCCCTGTGTTGTGGCAGTTCTAGTTACAATTTCACTGAAGAAGTCATCGGGCGGCTGTTCATCGAATACTGCAATGTTTAATTTGAAACCCTGCATTTGACGAACTTCCTGTGTGTAGTTGGCAAACAATAGATAACTGTTGCTGCCGCTGCTGTGTCGTATTTCACAGCCAATACAGTTAGCACCGTCGTTACGCATGGTGTCTAGAACAATGTTGTCTCTGGGTATAGCACCTGTGCCCAATGCGTGTGTCAATTTAACATCATTGGTGCCCAGTAATTCATTTTGCAATACCAATGCAACCTGTTGCCATCCTTCGCCTGCTACCATGACGTTTACAGGTTTATCGAATCGATGACCTTCCCACCAATCAGGATATAGACCAGTGACGTGCATGGCAACTTCATAACAAGTGCTCACTGTCTTACCAATACGGTTAGCAGCCAAGATGCCTCTGCGTGGCCATGATCCGGTCTTAAAGAACCGGCGTTGATGTTCGAATGGTCTAAAGTATTTTAGTTGATTGAACTCCATGTCATCTCGCACTGTTAATACAAGATCTTCTAGCTGCTGTTTGGCAGTAAAGTTCATATGAGTTAGATTAGCGGTATCTAACTTAAGGTCATCGCAGACATAACGCAATGCCCGCCTAACTAGTAGTGCGGGGTCCAGCATTTATAAATCCTTTCGGATCTTTTGCAGATGTTCTGCTGCCGCAGCCAGATATTGTATTTCACTGGCGCTGAGATTCCATGTTGCCGGATCTGACACATCAATGTTTCCACGCTTGTCTAATCCGGCCTGTAACCTTTCCATGACCAAGCGAAGACAGTGTTCGACCTGGCCAGGAAACTTCGAAGAAAAAGCTTCGCGGTGTGCATGATTGACTTTTTGCAGTATACGTGTGTCTTGTATCTGTTTATTGGCCAACATTTGCCTAGCTGTGGGAATGTCCACACCCAGCTCGCGAGCCAATTCTTGTTCACGATTTCGTTCTAGTTCATGACTGTTAGGAATCATATTACCCCCATGGGTTTTCTAGAATACTTTCGTTGCCACCATTAATAATGAATTCGCGATCGATCCATGCGTCCCAAATTGTAGTTTTATTGACTTTTTGTTTTTGCATGTAAGATTTTAATCGTGTGCCCAATGGTGTTAACATTCCTGTTTCTGTGCGTATGACTTGTTCTCCGTTGCGAGGATCAACCCATACATACTTTTCTGGCACTTCTTTGCCGAACTTGTTAACACGAGTGCCAATTGCACGAGTGCTGATAGGGCCTAAGATCTCATAGGTAATCACATTGTTGGTATATTTACGAAACACAACGTCACATTTCTGTCCGCTGGCTTTCCATTCCTGATCAGGATGTGGGAATGTGCGACTATGGAATTGTGTGACCAAATAAGCGTCATGCACTTCACGCGGACGCGGCGGCAATTCTTTCATTGGTTCGATAGGAATTAAATCATTCTTATCTAGATAAGGATTTTCAGTGGCCACTAGCATGTCTGGAATTTCTGCGCCGTTGAGCACATCCAGGGCTGTTTGATATTTGTATTTGTTGCTGCGACCTTTTAGGTCCAAGGCCACGCCAGTTTTATCGAATAAGAACTTTTCCAAGTCTTTGGCTGTGGGAAAGTCTGTCATCAAACCTTCTAGATCATAGAGAGGTTCGGCGATGGCGCGATCCTGAGCAGTCATTGTTTTTTTGAATTCACTGTCTGTGACGCTGTCCAATACTTGTTCAACATCAGTGTCCCATACATTGGGTTTGGTCTTGGCCTCTTTGGCAGCAATCTCTGCGCGAGTTTGTTCTACGTTTGTGGGTTTTTTCATATCTTTTCCTTTCAATTAAAGTCACCGAGCACTATTTGGCTGTTTTTTTCTGCAGGAGGAAACAGCGAAAACTCCTGCATTAAGCATCCTAGTCCACGCTGTTAATACCCGGGACTAAGATATTTAATTACTTGCGAAACTTAACGTTGGTATTTGAATGCACACTTTCTAACGCTGGATTCACGTGATCGCGACGTCCATGGCCGCGAGCTGCAAATGCATCATTGATCACATCGGCCAATGGTGCGCGATTTTGTTTGTCTTCTACGAAATCTGTGCGTTTGCCAGTGCGTGCTGCCATGTTGCCAGTGCGTGGACCCTGTGCTTGGTTGACATTGCTCACGCTTTTAGGATTGCCATGGCCGCTGAAACCAGCAGTGTTCTTTTCTTCATCGATGCGAACCTTGCCGCTATAACTTGGATTCTTAATCATTGTGTTTTCCTTAATTCGAACGCACCGGCGTTACATATAAATTAGCAGTGCCAGTGGTTGTTAGACCAGCTACCCATACATTGCCGCCAGTTAAACCAAAGTCACCAGTAATTGTTTTACTGGTTAAAGGAGGCAGGATTATGCCTAGGCCTGTGGGCCCACCCACTGTGGGATGGTGGACGGCAGCAGCAGCGGCAGCAGTGTTGACCACAGCCACATATGCATAACTTGTTGCGTTTGCATTGAAGATGTCAAATGTTCCTGTAGTGCTGTTTACAAACACTACATTGCTGACCACTGTGTTGGCAGCAAATGCTTGTGTGTTTCCTGTGACCATTAAGCTCATGATTATTTCATTCCCATGTTAATAGCATCAGGATTTGGATATCCTTTGCACACAGTTCCGCCATCGATCTTACCGCCTTGAGCGGCAGTGGCAATGGTCATTTTGTGTTTGTCTTTGGTGGCGCTGGGACCAACGTTCATAGGTGAACTACTGGCGTTGCCCATGGTAGGACCACGTTTGAAGTTTACATCACGTCCATCGTTGCTGTGACCGGACCATTGGTTATGAGCGTAAGGGTTCTTAGCGCGGTTAACTCCTGTGCCAGCCATTCCATCAAAATCTAAATTTGAGTTTGTTGCTTTCATTTTGTTTTTCCTTTAACTGGTCTTGTTACAGTTTTCTTCGCGCCCGCCGACCTAGCGTGTGCTGCACGGGCTTCTTTCGATCCCTGTTTCATAATCATCTTAGTAGGGTTCATATTATATGTGCCCTTTAACATTTTTGCTTGAGCCATGTAATGTTCTTTCTATCAATTATTTAGCGAATGTTTACACCACGGTTGGCGCGGTTCCTAGTCATAACTCGATCTGGATTAAGTTGATCTGTGGTTTTTGCAGCACTCTGACGACCCGTTAACAAACGAGCATGGTATTTGTCGCTTTGTTCCATTTGACGAATGCTGTGTGGAACACCTTTTTCATAGGTTTTCTTAGGACCTTTTACACGTTGGTTAAGCACACCTTCTGCACGTAGCATTTTAGTTTCTTGTATGCTCAGCAAAGGTCTCATCTTTGCTTGTTGACTGACTGGTGCTTTTCTCATTGTGCTTCCTTTTTGGACATGGCATTCATTGCAGCTATAAATGCTTGCTTCTTAGATTCTAATACATCTTCAGTTACTCGCATGTCTACTTCTACTTTGTCTGCTACTACTTTGCTTAAGAACAATTTGTCATATTGATGAATCATATTCATATCTTGGTTGTCAAGACAGTTCTTATAATTCTGCACTAACTGTTCTTCAAAGGGTCGACCCAGCTGGTTCATGACCTGTTCTAATATGGTGGCAGCAGAGATTTTATTAGGTTGACCTTTACGCCTCCCGGCGTTGGGTCTGGCGCCGCCTCTGCCGCTGCTTTTTACGCTGTATCTTTTCTTCTTTTCCATTTGTTCTTCCATATCAATTCCTTATCACGGCCAGCTGATGAATTCTTCCGTGTTAATATTTAGCATATTATAAACCATATACATTTCGGACATAGTAACGTGTGGTGTAGGCCTGTCGCAGTGATAGGCCGTAACGCTGTGCTACCTCATGAGGTTTATGTTGGCTTATCCATATGGCTTCTTCTCGCGTGTATTTGTAACAGTGAGGCTTTCGAGTGGACGCTAATTCACGCATCACATTGTTAGTCTGCGATAGTCGGTAATTGCGCCTAGTGTTTTGGTATACCTCTGTGGCATGGTCCAATAATTCGGAGACGTTCAGTGTTTTACCGTTTTTTAATTGTTGAATTGGTGCGCCATAGTCGCGCGGTTCTTTATAAACAGTCATGATCTCATATTTAAGTTTGATGTTTATTAAATCTTTGTTTTTATTGCTGTGTTGACAATAAATACGCAAATTGCTATACTGTCTAGATAACTATGAATCAGGAATCTGCTTTGTTAATTTTTACCATGGCACTGTTTGGTGCTTTAATTTATCAAATTATATTATGAAACTCACTGAAATTTGTGGCATACCAGTTCGACTTCAATTTCAACCTAGGTTGAATCAAACACTGATTTTTAGTCGTCGCAGTGATAAATTCACTGTGACACAAAAGCAATTAATCAATGATTATCTCAGCAGCCTAGGCCACGAAGTGTTGGGACAACAATGGAGTTACTTGCCTGTGCGTGGCACAGTCACTGTGAATCATTGACCGCAGATCTCCAAACCTCGCACTGGTTCTAGATGTCTATGTTCACTGACTGTGTATTTTAATTGCAGTGCAGTAAACAATGCATCAGGAATTCTACACTGTAGTTGCCATGTTTGACTGGTAAAGCTGGGTATGGGTAA